CATATCCACCTCCGCACCACCCTCATCAGTCATGCGGATACCTTCGATGAAACGGTCTTCGTCTGGGCTAATTGGGTAATCTGTTGCCATGTGTAATCCTTATCGTGACATTGCGGTCAATCCACCGCGTCGTTTTTTGGGGGCTTCGGGTTTCATGCCCTTGTATGCTTGGTAACCTTTTTTGACGCCCTTCTTAATCAAACCTGCGGGCGCGAGAACTCCAGCGACAGTCTCAGCTATTGGGAACTCGTTCTCTCCAAGCATCCCAAGTTTGTGCATTCCTTCAATTATTTGCTCACTGCCAAACCAAGGCTTTTCTGATGCCAGACTGGTTCCAGCAACTGCATCAGGAAGCATCAGTCCAAAGTTCACCAAGTCAGGGAGTGCGCCAGCGTACTGAGCGCCTACACGAAGCGCAAAGTCTTTAGCCCCCTTAACGCTCTTTAGTTGGTTGGCTTCGTCCTTGACGTTTTGCTTTGCCCATTCGTATGTTGCTGGCGCGTTTTTCTTGATGAGTTCCCACTCCTCTTTGGAGATAGCAGGCTTACCGCTGTAACCTTCGGACAAGTCCACAGCCATACCGCCACCGTCAAAGTGCTGGTTGAATTCCAGCTTCTTGAATGCGCCACCGCCTTCGGCTTTGTTCATTTCTGGTTCGTTAATGTCATAAGTTCCACGATTGCCTGTGTCTGACTTAATCTTCTTAGGGTCAAATACGCCAATGTTTTTAGCGTTACCTTCAGACGTATAGAAAGAATCAAACCCCAGCTTTTCAATTGCGTGAAGCATTTCAGGCGACTCAATGCTCTGGAAGTTTATGCCGGGGTTATCAAGCAGATGCTCCATGCTAACGTCAGGCATACGCTTGGCTTCTGGGTTAGCCTTGTGCCATTCGTCATATTGATTCTGGAAGAATCTACTTAGCAACTCGCGATGCTCTGGGTTTTGGTAATCAAACGGACGCTCTATTTGGGCGCGGACAGGATAGACAGCATATTGCCCTGCATCATCTTCTGCCAACTTGGTTCCGCGCTTGGCAAAATGGTTTGCCATCTCTGGGTCTGGCGATAGGAATGTGGCTCGGTTGTAAGTCTCATCACCTTTCTGACCCCACATATAACCCGATGGAACTTTTTTGCGTGGTGGTTGCTTGAATGCGCTGATGTCACCTTGTCCAGTACCGTGATACAGGCGTCCTTTTTCAACGGATGGTTCTAAGAACTTTGCAAGATTAACCTCACGTTCTGTGGCAGACAATGCTGGTTCAGAAGTAAGGCGCTTCAACACACCCAGCGCACCCTTGGCAATCTTGCCACCGTCGGCGTACTCAAAGTCTTCCATCTTCCCGTACTTGGGATTCTTGCCCAGCACGAGCGGGCCAATCTGAATCACCTCTTCAGCGTTGGTGATTGGCTCCATCGTGTGGCGGTCGTAGAAGTAGGAGTGGCGCTCAGGGTCAAAGCCAATCTGTTTCCACTCTGGGTGGCTCAGATACTCTTGGGCTTTGGCAACCGCCTCTTCCTCATTCATTGGGTTCCACTCGCCCTTAATCTTGGCGTAAGGAGCCTTGGAGCCACCGAGCGCAATACGTTTGGACTCGTTCTGGCTGGCGCTCAGTTCCGCGTTCTTCACGCTGGCAACGGGGCCATACGCGACCTTCTTTGCCTTCTCGTCATGGATGGAGTTTACCCAGACGCCTTTGCCTGTGTAGGCAGGGATGTCAAGGCGAAGACCGACTCGCGCCCCCGGCTCGTACTCAGCCTGCGCACCATATCGAGCCTTAGCCGCGTCACCACGCAGGGCGTCAACCGCCTCGTCTCTTGATGCAGGTTTTGGCACAAATGCGTAAGGCGTCACTGGTTTGTACAGCTTGACGATGTCGTTGTACTGCGCTCTGGTTATCTCGCCACGGTTCAGCTTCTCGATAGCGTCCGCGACTTCAGGAACTCGCTTGGTAACGTCTTTGAAGTTCATGCTAAGACGGTCAACCTTTGGGGCTTCCTCTCCGCTCTCCAATAGCTTCTTGCCAACTTGGGCAATACCTTTGACTAGCTTTCCACCATCAGCCATGAACTCTAGCTTCTTGAACCCAACCTCCCCGCCTTTAGCCATACCAGTGTGCTTGGCAATAGCGTCAGCTAGACGAGCGTCAGCCGCTTCTAAGTCTACGCTTCCACCGCTTGCCATATGCTTCTCAATGGCTTGGGCTAGGCGACGGTCTGCGGCTTCTAGGTCAACACCACCACCGTCTTTGAACCCTTCACGCAACAGGTGACGGATGTATTCGTCGTTGAGTTCTTGGCTTGGGAGCCCTTCACCCTTCACGCCAAGCGCAAGGTCGTAGTAACCGGGGGACTTACGGTCAGGGTTCTTGTCCTTGAACCGCTTGTGCCAGTCAGGAAGATACACCTCGGTCGGTGTTGGAATCATGTTGACACCATAGTCTTCGCCTTTGAGCAGGGTGGGGAAGCCGGGGTGCAGGTCAGGCGCGAACTCCGACTCCTTCTCGATGCGGAAGAGGCGAGGGCCTGCCGCGAACGTCGGAACATCCCCACCATGTTCGGTGTGAAGCAGGGACGGTTCAGTCTCACGCTTGAGGATGTCGGTCGGTTTGAAGATAACTCCCTTACCGCTCTTCTCCCCACCGATAGCGATACCTCCCTTGCTGGGCGCGGTTCCTTGTCCCATCATCACGTCAGCCAACGCCGCACGCTTCTCGAACGTATTTGCCTCACGCCATATCTTGGGGTCGCGGATGTCAGCACCCGCACCGAATGTCAGTTCGAGGTTGTGGTTAATCTTTGCCGCCAGTTCTGGTGACAGGTTCCCCTGCTTCATTGAGTCGACGAACCCACGCTTCAGCTTGTCGAACACAATAGGGTTGGTCTTGAGTTGGTTTGCGGAACCGAGCATCGTCGTCCACGCAGTCTCTGGGTCGGTGAGGTTCTTGAGTCGCGCCGCGGTTCCCTCATCCATCACGCCCCAGACTTTGCCTGCGTAGTTGGGGTCGACCTGACTGATTGCGGGAAACGATGCCCCGCCGATGTTCCCGCCACCCACACGAGTGCGGTCAGCCTGCGTAGTCGTGGTTCGCTTGACGCCCTTCTCCATGAGTTGACCAAGAGCCTCGGACGCTTTGGTTGGAGGTTGGGACTTGATGAGTTCCGCCGCCTTACGTCCCGCATCAGCGCGTTCCCTTGCGGACAATGCAACCTGCTCACTGTCATCGAGCAAACGCTTGGCGATATTGAGTCCGCCCTTAATAATCTTGACTTGTTTGGGTTCTGCCATAGTTACACCGCGTAAGGGTTGACCCGCTCTTTGCGGGCATAAGCATAGTCATCATCGTCATCATACAGAGGCTCAGGGTTGATGTCGAGGAACCCCATGTCCTTGAGCAGGCGCATAGCCTGAGTCGCACTGTCAACGTAGTCGTCGTGAGCGGCGTCGGGAAAGGCGCATATCTGGGACAGGAAACCCTCGCACCAGTCCTTGACGTAGCCCTTATGCACTGACGACTCAGGTAACCAGACGCGCCCAGTCGAGAAGATGCTGGCGGTAATCTGGAGGCGAGTCATCTTGTCCGCGTTCCCCGGGTTCCACGCCCGCACGGGCAGGTGCATCGCTTGCAGTTCCTGCACCAGTGACAGACCTGACGCCTTAGCCTCGACCAGTATCAAGTCAGGGCGTTTGGCATCCTTGCCATCCCCATAGCTGACGCGCCACTCATCTAGCACCTTGGGTTTGAGGTCAGGGAACGTCAGGTGTTCAGCCCAGCAGTCGATGAGCAGGACGGACATCGGGCCATCTAGTGGCTTGAACACACCCCAAGTGGTGGACGCCGTCGGGTCGTTGTAGGTCTTGTCCGTGTAGGCGCAGTCCAGCGACATGACGATGTACTCGAACTTAGGCAGAGGCTTGTCTGCTGGGTACATCTTGAACATAGAGCGACTGACGACCTTCCCGTCTTCGAGGTCGACGAGTTGACCCATCACCTCCTGCTCGTACAGCTTGCTTCCCTTGTAGGACTCCAACTGCTGGCGGAAGGTGGAGGCTAGGTTCGCCTCGTTCTCATAGGTGCTGGCGCGGTCAATCACCACGTCCGCTCCTTCGCGCCCGACCAAGTCAATGATGAGGTCTTTGGGGCGCGGTGTTGTCGTCACAATGACACGAGGGCGGTCACCCAGACGCAGTCCCATCATCATCATGTCCCACGCCTCACCAGCGCCGAGGTACTGGAACGCGGCTAACTCGTCACACCACGCAAAGTGGAACTGAGGGCCTCGCAACCGTTCATACGAGTCGCCAGAGATACCACGGATGATGGAACCGTTGGACAGCTTTATCTGGTGGTCTTGCTTGTTGTAGTCAATCACCAACTCTTCAGGGATGCAGGCGAGTAGTCCGCTCTGCCCCTCGAAGCAGGTGAACTTGATGTCATTCGATGTGGGCGCGAGGACGAGGCAACGTGAGTTCGGGTTCGTCCATGCCCACCACCAGAGAGCCTCAGCGGCGGAGCGCGTCTTCCCTGCTCCACGCCCTGCCAGCATCAGCCAGACCGTGTAGTCCTGCTCAAGCGGTGGCGGTATTTGATAACGGTGTGCGTTAGCTATCCAATTAGCGCGGGCGATGTAGGCAATGCGGTCATGCTCGGAGCGGGCATTGAACTCTGCCTGCACCTCTGGGTCTGACATCAACTCAGCCAGCACGCTTCGTCATCTCCATGTTCTTAATGATTTCAAGGAACTTGTTGGCGTTGGTGTCCTCAGTCTTGATAGACGCTCCACCCTCCACACCTTCCAGTGCCACACGGTCACCGTACTTCTTGGGGCGTAGCTTGGAGGCAGTCCACTTCCGAGCCTCGATGCGGTTCTTCTGCCACGCAATGTAGGTCTGGTCGAGGGAAGTCTTCCCGTCCTTGTCGGTGTACTCAGGAGGCATCTCGTCGGCGATGTCGAGAATCTCATCAGCGTTGGTGTCGGCTTGTTCCTCGCGTGCGCGCGTGTATTGCTCCGCAAAAGAGGGGTGGCGCAACAACCACTCGTATACCGTACTCTGCGCAGGAAGCACTCCAGCCTTATCAGCCTTCAGTATCTGACGCAGGCTCATTCCCTCACTAAGCATCATGCATATGAGGTCTGCTGTCTTCTGGTTGAATGTTGTCGGGCGTCCCGTTGTGCTAGGCGCTACAGGCTTCTTAGCGGGCGTAGGAGCCTCTACCTCGGTCTCGTATACCGCAGGCTTGGTAATCTTCTCTTGGCGCGTTGTCTTGCGCTTGGCAGGCTTCTTGGCGGTTTCTGGCATAACCCGTAATCCCCA